GGTGCGATTACAGGCAGTAGATTACTGGCGTCTGATGTATCGTTAATCTGGAGTCTAGTACCTTCTGGCATACCCGACATTTTGCTACCTCACTTAGAATCTATTATGAGCACCCTATAACAGCTATAGGGGATACGGCCGTTATAGGGTGCTAGGCTAGTTACTGGTCTGTAACAATACCCACAAGCCTGTTTTGCTCGATAACGCTAATACCAAAGTGAGCATCACCCACGATTTTAACCCTACCACCGCCAATAATACGGCCAATCTCTACCAGCACTTCGCCCTGCTGTACAACGACACCAGACGTACCAATAAAGGACCGTGCATCCACTACACCAGTCTTGTAAGCAAGGGCGCCAGGACCCCACATACCGCCTTCTCTATTACCGCCTGCTGCGCTAACATCGCTAGAAGCGAAGATATCGATACCAAGCCAGGAACCCTGGAAACCCTGACCCTTAGCGTTAAGCATATCCTGGGTAGCAGCGATAAACTGCACCGGGCCTGCTTCACTTCGAATGCTCTCTTCAAGGTCTGCCATTTGGCGCGGGTGCAGTAAGCAGAAGTACCTACCAGGCACACTAAGCAGCTGCAAAGCAAACTTAGCGTCGAAAAAATCGTCAGTGCTCATATCGACACCAGACGTACCAACGTTATTTGCTGCTGTAGCAATTGCAGCTGCTGCAACGTCGTTAAAGCGCCCATCATAGGCGGCCATCATTTCGCCAGCAATCTTAACAGGGTTGATATCGTCAACAAACCCGGTAAAAATGACAGTATCAGAAACAGAACGTGCAAGGCTGTTACGAACCACTGCGATGTCTACAGAGGCTTGACCTAGCGCAGTATCACCCGTGTCGTTAATTTCGCCGCCTGCAGCCATATGGTCTTGTCCAAGGCCTACCAGGCGTTGACGCGAGGTATCCGAACCACTACCGTTAACAGTGCCTCTAAACTGGATAGCACCGGTGCTGCGGATAGATGCCAAATCGTGCAGCTGCACCTGCAGGGATACGTCAAGCGCCTCTGCAAGGCGCAAATCTGTTTCAAGTCCAGAATGAATAATAGTCATAAGTCAGCCTCTAATGGTTAGTTTGACTGCACTACAACAGTTAAGGTACTGGGGAACCTGTGCATATGCAATTAGTGTTTTAGCATGATTTGGTAAATGTTTTAGCTATGCTTCTGACTTGTTAGGGCGTTACCTAGTTAGGGAGCGCCTTATCAGAAGCTAAGCAGTTAGTCTTACTTCTCTAGAAGCAGAAACCAAGTGCTTTCGTTAGGTTGCGTACCTGCAGACCATTCTATTTCTACATAATCGCCAGCTAGTACTGCTATAGACCTTGTTTCAACCCCGCCAAATGCAGCATTGATGTTAGATAGAGTGAAAGTATCCACTACAGACCCGTTAACGTGGATTTTTACTTCTGTAGTGCTATCACCTTGTTTAGTTTGGTATGCTACCTTCTTAATAGTCCCATCTAACGATATAGGCTGTCTAGTCTTAGCTTTAGATGTTTCATCAGCATCACTAGACTTACCATTAGCTATAGATAGCCTCCCTAATGTATCGTGCTTAGCTCCAAATGGGATACCAATATTATCGGCTAGCGCAGCTATTGCTAAGGTATTAGCATCCACACTAGCCTGACTAGCCCCTGTACCACCGAATAGAATAGACATTTATTCAGCCTCTAATGCAATATCAGCAGCAGCACCTGCACCCCTACCTACAAACACGCTAGCAGGTACACCCGCTCTAGACCTAGATCCCTGTCCTAGGCTTACCTGTCTACCGCTACCTGCAGGGACTGTAACGTAGTTATCTGCAGCGTCTACTGCGCCTGCATCCCCGTTAGTTGTCGACCATGCAAAATAGACATCTGCAGCGGATTCATTGTTAACCGTAAAGGTTCTAGCGCTACCAGGGATGTTAACTTCTACCCATGTACTAGCGCTAGACAGCGTCGCACGCTTAATAGGGTCGTTTGTATCAAATGTAATAGCCATTTTAGAAACCTAGGTCTGCAATGATTTGATCGTGATTTTTAATTCTATCTTCCAAGCTAAGTTGCCTAACTACTTCAGGAGTGTACTTTACAGCTTCTTCTCCTTCATCCCGGTTAGGTGCTGGTACGTTTGTTTTCTTTTGCCTACCTGCACCGCCTGTATCGTCTACAGGTGCAGCTGCAGTGCCGAATACGTGCGCTACAAGGCTATCAGAACGCGCTGCACCGTCTTTGCCTACCCAGGTGCCTAGTTCGGGCCTATCGTCTTCTGACAGCTGATTATAGCGGTGCATTAGCAGTCCTCTCGCATCAGAACTGCTAACCCCGTTATCACCTAGCAGGGTATCGGTTTCTGCCTTGGTTCTAAACGCTTTAAACTGTCCTTCTAGCTCTGTAAGCTGGGTAACAGCCTCTGCAGCGTTAGTTTCTAGCGTGCTAATATGCGTATTTTTAGCATCTACCCTAGACTGCAAAACTGCCTTACTAACGCTGTTAGCTTTGTAGTCTGCAAACTCTTTTCTAAGGGCTGCTTCTTCATCGTCATTTAGGGCCATTTTTACTACCTCTCTAAGTTACTCTTCTGCGCCGTCTGTAGGGGCTGCTTCTGCATCATCTGCAGCAGGTGCTACAGCAGGTTCAGGCGCCTTTAGAGCGCCTGCTAGCATAGCTGTAGCTGTTTCCTTTGTCAGGTTGTAGAACTGCATAAGCAGGCTAACCCCACCTTCCATAGGTAACAGGTTAGCATGTACATCCTTAACGATACCGCTAGCAGCTGTACCTGCAGGTGCATCTATATTAGGCGCTCCTAATGCATTGTTTCTAGCCTGCTTATTCAGCAGTTCTAGCTGTGCAGCTTCTACAGACATTCCTGTATCTTCTGCTAACAGTTCTGCATAGCTGGTCTGCTTAAGCTCCACGCGCTTTTTATCATGGTCTAGCTTACCCGCTTGTTCCTGTGCAGATGGGGGTATGCCCCGGTAAGTAACCCCATAACCTGTAATAGGTAGGTCTAGCGCATCAGCTTCATTAGACAAACGAGCTATTAGGCTAAACGTTTGCGTATCAGCTAACCTAAATGCAGGCGTTGCTTTGGCCTGGTGTTCCCGGATAGTTTCCCTTGATAGCGCAATAGCGAAACCGCTTCTAGGGTCTGCAGTAGGTCTCATATTCTCTGCAGGTGCGATACCCCAGGAATTAAGCCCTTCCGCAGTGTACATAATGATGCTTTCGCCTACTACCTTGGGATCACCACCTGGATTAAACTGTCCGATAGCACCGGGGTTATTTCCATGGGTCTTAAAGCTCATAAACACGTTAGGGTCTGATGTAACGTATTCAGTGCCTGTAGCTTCATCAGATGCAGTACCTACCAGCCTAGCATTCAAACCCCACCTAGCAGGGTAGCTACAGTCTTTAAGGATATGACCCCAGTAAGTCCAAAATACGCCTACTTTGTAAGTCATGCATACTAATTCAGAACCGTGAAAGGTGTTCCAATTCTTACCATTAATAGCTGCATGATAATGCACAAAAGGAAGGTAGCGCCCGTTATCGTCAAACCATCCCTTCTTCTGGTCTGCATCTAAGAACCGGTTACTAACGTCGTTACCTTCTTCATCAAAAATAGAATAGGGCGCATCAGACTCTTTAAGACTCCATACGTCTACAGTCCATACAACCTTATCCCCTACTTTGCGTTCTACCCAGTGCTTAACCTTAGTAATCTTAGTAGGGTTCCTAGGGTCAAACTCTAAATCGTACAAATCAGGGGTAACTGTGCTAAATATAGGTTTCCACTGGTCTGCATTCTTATCAGGGTTATCTGTAGGCACCATATCTACTTTAAGCAGACATTCCCTTAGCCCTTCTACAAACTTCTGATGCTCTCGCATGAAAGGCCAGAACATAGCCAGCCTATCGTGCAAGGCCTGCACTGCATCGCTGTTTTCATGGGTTACAGCGCCTTCACTATCATACAACACAGATAGCTGTGATACTACGTCCCTAAAGATGTTTTTGCTGATATCAGCTGCACCCCAGTACCTGCGCTTTTCAGCCCCTACCTCTGCAAGTATGGCTACTTCTAAATCGTGCAGCCATTCACCAGAAAGCAGGCGTACGCGCTTAGACGCTTCTAACCATCTAGCCTTAGTCCGGGTAGTCTGGTCCTGCATAGGTGGTCTGTTAGCTATAGATGCTACCAATGTACTACCTTCTTAATCGCTGGTATGGCACGGTATCCCCTACAGCTGCTACGATGATATAGCGGCTAGCGTCTATCGCGTGTTTCCAGTCTGCATCACTACCCGTTGTACCACCTTTCCACCGCTGCAGGGACGTATCAACCTGAACTGCTTTAGGGTTGATAGCTATATCACCAGTTAGAAAGCCTGTATTTAGTACTCTACAACCCCAGGATACAGAACCCGCGCCTTTCATAGCTGTGTCTATCATTACGCCGTGATTTGTGGCCGGATTAATCACGATACCACGCCTATTCCAGTACTCTTTAAGGAGCGCTTGACCTAAAACCTCATTCATACTAGCCCCTGCAAAGGACTTACCAGCGCTGTTAACATCCCCTACCATTAGCGTTATATTGCGTAGTAGGTCTATACCTTGACGGTCTAGCATGTTCAGAATTACTACAGCGTCCTGTGCAGGCGTGGTAGACTTATCATTGCTGCAGCAGTCTAGGATATACACCTTAATATCGCCTGGTATAACACTCCACATAATGAGTACCGCGATTTGTGACCCTGGTTTTTCGCCATGGTCAAAGCCTAGACCTACGTACCACTGCCTATCATGCATGTTACTGCATATGGTGCTAAGGTTGCCTTTATTGGTATCAGGGTTGTAAGCAATGTACCTATCAGGCGTTACACCTTCCCAGTATCCGCCTACGCGCTGTTTCCTTTCCGCTTCTAGGTACATAGACGCGATACCGCGCATTTGTGCAGCTGATAGGTGCCTTACAGAATCTTCATGCAACCCGAAGCGGTTGTAGGTCCAGCTATCGCTATTATAGTACTCTAGAGCAAAGGTATTATAGTGGTTTTCTGGCATGCCTTGTTCTACGCGCTTCCTAAACCATGCCATAGGACTTCCTACGCACGTCATAGTACAGTATAGCGACCCTTTGCGGACTAATAGCCTAGCTTGTAACTCGTTATATATGGCTATAGGGAATGGCTCATCAGGCCATATAAAATCGAGCGTAGCACTGGATAGGCCGCTACCTTCTGATCCTTTAGCACCTTCACCTATAGTCTTAATTTCTAACAGGCTGTAACCGCCTGATTTGTGTTTTACCTTTATCTGCTGATTTAGGAAACCTCTGCTATCATTAAACTCTGTTCTAGGGTGTAGCAGGTGCTGGGGTATAACCTTGTTAAGGACCCTTTGTGCAGCTAATGACTGCTTCTTAGCCATACATACTAACCAGCCATGTACAGGCCTGTCTAGGTTAGCTGTTAGACGCCAGGGATGGTCACCCCTAAGCCTATAGGTGGTTTCTATAGCCCCTGTGTAAGTCTTACCGCCTTGGTTAGGACCTAATAGTACAGCACGTTCTATACCATCTTCGCCCCTAACCCATGGCTCTGTAACAAATGGCCTTACACCATTAGGCACCATCATAGGGTAGAATAGCAAAGGGTCTCTACTAGCGCTATGGACTATGTTAGCTAGTCCGCCTATTCCTACTGCCATGGGTGCTACCTCTCTAGGCTAAGACTAGCGCAACGTATTGCGCTAGCGCAACGTATTGCGCGCAATGCATTGCGCTAGCAGGGTAGAATCGCCCATAGCCTAGGTTATAGGGTTGGCATGGTTCCTGCGATACTACCGGGTAGACAACTAGACAAGGTGGGCACTATGAACCGTGAAAACACAGAGTTTTCTGATGAAGCTACAGAAGACTCTATAGTAACTGTAGCTAGGTGGGGCTTCTGGGGTCGCGCGGTTGTAGCTGCTGCTACCGTCCTAGCAGGCATGTTTGCAGCTGTAGGGGCGTACTACGGTGGCTAGCGTGGATTTGGTACGTACACTGCTGCACGGGGTAGCAGCCCCTGTAGCAGCCCCTGTAGATGGTTCCTTTGCTGCTGCGCTAGCATCTACGTTAGGAGGTACATGGGATACATGGGCTGATACTTCTAGCTATGGCCTGGTAAGTATCCACATAGCAGGGCCTAAGGGTACTGCTGTTATTAAGGGTTCCTGGCTAGATACGCTAGACCTAGACCTATGGGAAGCAAAGCAAATAGAAGCGGCTAGGAATTTAATTTAACTGATTAGCTGGACAGGATGGTTAGACCAGTTAAGATGGTTTCACCTACTAAGGAGTTAACCCGAATGTCTACCCCCTTGAAAACTACAGAAACCTGGCTTAACACGGTTCTGCAAGCCCTATCTAACTATAGGGTTCACGTTGACCATATAGGGTATGGGTTCGATGATATGGGTGATAAGTACTGGTTATATTCATGTAGTACAGGTGTTACGGTTAGTGTAACTGTAGACTGGAATAGCGCGGGTATGTCATGCGTTACCATGATTAGCCTGGTATCTGATGAAGCCTTAACTAACCGGAGGGATAACCTTAAGGCCTAGAAACCTTCTTAGAACCTGCACTAACCTAGCCTCTGCCCTGCAGGGGCTTTTTATTTAGCCTGATTAGCTGGACAGGATGGTTAGACCAGTTAAGATGGTTTCACCTACTAAGGAGTTAACCCGAATGTCTACCCCCTTGAAAACTACAGAAACCTGGCTTAACACGGTTCTGC